ATCAAGAGGTCGTGTACGACGAGGGTTCAGCAATGACTCGCTATCACTCCGAAGCCCGCGGCAATTCGGTCGCCTTTGAAGGCGTTAAGAAGCGCAAGCGTGAAACTCCAGCAAACACACTTGCTGCTCTCATACCTATGGCTCGCTTGCAACAAGCACGTTGGGGATGAGTTTCGAAGATCAAAGTAAACGTGCTAAATCTCTGACCAATGCTTATCAACGCAATTACGATTGGTTGTCTGGTGATGGTCCCGCTAGGGGTCAAGAGGCCATCACTTATGGTTCTAAGTTCGCAGACTATGAATTAGAGAAAGGCTTTGCCTCTGCATATGCTAATAAAGATGGTTACGCTATTCGTAAGAATCCTATATCTCGTAAGAATGAGATGTACGTTCGCGGCACTAATCTGAAAGGGTACGGGCGCGAATGGCTCTCAAATGCCCTTGAAGTCCTTCCTCGCGGCGTCGCCGTCTCCCTCGGTTTAGCTGCGCCTCAAGAGCTCTCTCTACGAGCAAGGCGAAGGTATGCATCCTATCTCGATTCCGTTGCAAAGCGGAACGGTGTTGATGCGGTTCTAGGACATTCTCGGGGCGCTGCAGTAGTGTCGGATATGACATTTCGCAAGCGTAAGGTTGGTGTTGATGGCGCGATGATCCTTGGGAAGCGCGGCCGGCGTGGTTTCACCAACTATCGTCAGTCACAGCCGTTCGATGCTTTTATTGGTATCGGAGCGGGCAAGACGAAAAAAGTGAGAGGGCCGTGGAACCCACGGTCCCGTAGATTCCATAAAGCGTATCTTTATTAGTTCTTTAGTGTTCCCAAACGTGTGTTCCTAGGTGTTCCACACACGACTGCGAATTCTTTTGTGTTCGAGACACGCGATTTTTGTAGCCAGGTCGAATTTGGAGGAGGAGATCCCCGCGTGAGCGGGGTCGACGACGACCACACAAGTCGTATCTTCAAGCATGTCGAAAGCCAAGAACTGGTGCTTTACGTTGAACAACTATGACGCTGAACGATTGGTTGTCTATGCTTCGCACTTTGCTCGTGGAGGGGTTAAATATCTTGTCTATGGCCGAGAGGTTGGTGACTCTGGTACTCCTCATTTGCAGGGGTTTATCAGTTTCTCTCATCGAAAGTCCATGCACCAGACCAAAGACTTCTTAACTGGGTCGCCTCATGTTGAGATTGCTCGTAACCTCCCTGCCGCCGTTGAGTATTGCAAGAAGGACGGTGAATACGAGGAGTACGGCGAGATGGTTTACAACGACGGGAAGCGATCGGAGCTTGACCGTTTCAAAGATTCTGTGAAGGAAGGTTGCTATGATATGAAGGTTCTTCGTGAGGTTCACAGCAACGTTTGTGCTCGCTATCCCAACTTTGTCCATGACTTCGTGAAGGATCACGAGCCCATGAAGGAGGTTGAGGAACATGAGTTGCGTGATTGGCAGACGCAAGCAAAGGCTATTCTTGACTCCGAGCCCGATGACCGTACGATCCATTTTGTTGTTGACTCTGTTGGGAATTCTGGAAAGACTTGGTTTGCTCACTGGTATTGCTCGAAACATGATGATGCTCAGGTAATTGTACCTGGGAAGAAAGCGGACATGGCTTTTTGCCTGGACCCGACGATGCGTGCCTATTTTGTGGACGCCCCGAGGTCGAAGCAGGGCGAGTACATCCAGTACGACTTTTTGGAGGAAGTAAAGAACGGCTTTGTCTTTTCCCCCAAGTACCAGTCTCGCGTCAAGCGTCTTAAGAAATGTCACCTCTTCGTTTTTATGAATGAGGCGCCCGACATGACCAAGCTCTCAGAGGATCGTTATAATTTAATTCAGGTATAAGATGGATAGGCCTCTTCCCTCTATCGAACGCCGTAACGCTGCTTCTCGTGTAAGAGCCGCCGAACGCCGCCGTCTTCGTGCGATAGCTGCTGCTCTCAATGACCGAGAACTCCTCTTCACCATCCCCGCCATCATCCGAGTCAACCGTGATCTTACGAGGCTCCGACGTCGAAATATGCTCCAGCGAGTTCCGGCTAGCCGCACTCTCACTGACGCTATTCGCCGTTCTTTTCTGTCTATTCGCGACCTTCCTGTATCTCTTGGCCGCCTCCAGCGTCTCAGAACCTTATGGGAGCGCATCCTCGAGAGAGAGTTCGATCTTCCTCCGATCGCCTACGATTAGTCCCACGCCTGATTTTGCGTCATACGAGCCCGTATACGTCATCGATGACGTGTATAATCCTTAACCCTATTCGAGGCCCAGGGTGGCTAAATACAGTATTACAGCCACCCTGGGCTAGTCCTCCCCACTCTCTAGCCCACTCTTAAAAAATTATACTTTAACCTCCACGTTAAATTAACTACCTGCGAATGCAGTATAAGTTCCTCCGAACTTGAACCTTATCTGGGTTGTGCCGTCTCCTATATCGTAGAAGTTTAGGCCAACCTTCTGCCGTCTCAAGAACGGTCCTGTGTGACCGACGAGTCCTTCGTAGCAGAGGAAGACCGAGATGGCTCTGGCCAGCTTGATACTCCATGGTATGTTAGTGTTGACTCCTCCCAATGCTTCATTAGTGGATTCTCTGACCATGCTTGAGACGCTTGTCCCAGCTGGTGGAGCTGGGCTACCTGCGGGCAACAAATAGAAGTTTTGATCGCCGATTCCAGGAATGAACGTCGCCCCACAGTGTGGGTTTGCGTTGGGACACGGTCCGTACGTAAGGGGCCCTGTAGCCCCGTACGCGTTCCACTTAGTTGTCCAGCGACGTTCTGTTGCCCATGCAGCTTCATTGTACAACCTGTAGCTCGGTTGTATCGGTCCGATACCAAACAATGCTCTGAAGTGATTGATCACTTTTATGTTCCAAAGATCCACTTCCCACGATTCTGGATATCGTGGATTTGCAAAAGGCGGTGCCGATTCATATAATTGTCGTAGCCCTCGCATTGTGTTCGACGTTGGAAACACCCAGTTGCATATTTGAGCCTTTGTCTTGCCTGTGACGTCGTATGGTGTACCGTCCCACGTTGCTGACGCCCATGCTGATGGTGTTATCCATCCGATGCCTGCCGGCGCGTGAGATGTTACACTTGGTACTCCTACTATCGTGTCGTTGATAGTACTGTCTAAATTCTGCCTGTTCAGTATTGGCGGTCCCGTGTATCCGGATATACCTACTCTGAACCCTTGCGGAGCTGTTGGTGTGTAGCCATATGGTTTTCCCGATACTATCATCAGTCCATCGTACGTTTCGTTTGCTGTATCAGGAGTTCCTCCGTCTTCGGTCGGACCCTCCGGCATTGGCGGACCCAGCTCTGTACCAGTCCGCGTTTTAGACATCTCGTCGCCTCTCTCACTGTCATCGTCGCTGTCGATGTACTGATGCCATAAATACCCTCCGTAGTACCTTGACATGTTGCGCTCACGATATTCGTCACGCCGACTTATGAGCGGTCGTCGCACTTATGCGCGTCGCACTGGAAGGTATTATGGAAGACGTCGGCAAGGATATTTGTCGACCGGTAGGGTTGGACGCAGTCATTTCAGCGCTTGTTGCGCCGTTTACAACAACCCCTTCTCTACCGCTACGACAAACCCTAAAATCCCTGATGGAAAAGCTTACTCTAGCTGTGGTATTCGTCTACAGTCTGTGACTGAGTTCACCAATGACTCCACAGAAGCAATGGATATTCTGCTCTTCCCCGGGCTGTCGAATGGGGTTGTTCTACAGAACAATACTGCTCTTGGCATGGCTCATATGCCTTACAAAGACCATGGCCGTTGGGACGAGTTTAATACGAGCCAGGTGAATGCCCCTATTCACAAATGGAGAGTTGTGTCGCAGGCTTTGAAGATCTCTTTGATCAATAATTCAGATGAAAATGATGGTTGGTTTGAGGCTATTCGTGTTCAAGGAAGCATGGACAGCGGCTTCGCTGGTGTGTTGGACACTACGACCTCTCCCAATAGCCGTTATATTGGCGGTGTCGATACGACGATGCCGGCGATTTCTTCCAACAATCTAGTTGAACATCCAACCTATGTGACGGGCAAGCTCCGTGACATCCACCGATATATGTTCCATTTGATGCCTCAGGGCAATGACCATGAGTTTAATATCTTGCCCCGTACTTCGTACGGCATTGAGGACATGACGGCTGCTTCTTTGGACAACGAAGCCTTTGATATGGTGTTTATTCGAGTTCATGGCCGCACGGGCTCTGCCCCCACTCGTCTTATGCTTCATTGCGTCTGTAATCAAGAGGTCGTGTACGACGAGGGTTCAGCAATGACTCGCTATCACTCCGAAGCCCGCGGCAATTCGGTCGCCTTTGAAGGCGTTAAGAAGCGCAAGCGTGAAACTCCAGCAAACACACT